ATATTCGGAATACGGACTACAAGAGTATGGTCGAAGAATTTTTAACCAAATATGATACGGTGTTTCGGTTCAACCCTATTTTTGTCGCCTCTGATGATCAAGCCACTTTGGAGTTGGTGAAAAAAAGATTTCCATCCGTGTATTCCTTTAGTTGTATTCCCACGGTTCCTCCTGGCAAAAATATACATGAATCCATTGAAGCTCAAATACAAAGACCCAAGCTGGAACAAAAACGCAAATTCAATCTAGACATGATTGTGGATTTTTTACTCTTGACGGCATCCAAGGCTTTTTTTTATTCCAATTCTGAATCCGGTTTTTCAAGGTCAATTGCCCACCTACATAAAAACCCGGAACTGGTTCAACAATTAATTTCTACCCCAAGTTAAGTGACCTGAAGGGTGACGACGAAGGGAGTCGGGTGAGCCGTCGGAGACCAAGGCTGAGAATAGATCATTGAAAGCCGACAAGTACCCGGTCGAACCGCCAGCCAGGTTGTGTTAAAGGTACCGCCCGTACCCATGAGAGGAGGGGAAACAACATCAGGTTCATAGCTCCATGGAGAAATATTTTGTAGCACATTTCCGTGAACCGGTAAAGTCGACCACGTATACCCCGTAGTAGCATTTCCGGCCAAAGAGACCTGAATCGTCGTTCCAACTTTCACCGATAGAATGCGATGATTATCTTCAAGGGTAACATGTCGCATCGGAATCAGGACGTTGGTCGTGGTCGTGGAGAAGAGAAATTTCCAGAAGAGAAATACGAGGATGATGAAAAGAAGAAAGATCATGGTTTCTTTTTCTCAAAGAGAAAAAAAAAAAAGTTATAAGAGAGTATTTCTCTTCAGGGATGGATTGGACAGTCATGGTCGACCATTTCTTGAACAAGCTGATCAAAGGTGGTCTGAGGACGCCAGTCGAGAATACGAGAAGCCTTGGTCGCATCGCCATGGAGGAGGTCGACTTCGGCAGGACGAAAGTACTTGGGATGAATGGCGACCAGTGTTTTTCCAGTCTCCTGATGGATACCGACTTCGTGGATCCCTTGGCCACTCCAGGTGAGGGTTATATTTCGTAGCGCAAAGGCCTTTTCCAGAAACTCGCGGACACTGTGGGTCTCATTCGTAGCGAGCACAAAATCATCCGGCTCTTCTTGCTGAAGGATGCGCCACATTCCTTCTACATAATCACGAGCATGTCCCCAATCCCGGAGGGCGTCCAGGTTTCCTAGTAAAAGACAGTCCATCTTGCCGGTAAGGATTTGATGAAGTCCGAGTGTGATCTTGCGGGTGACAAACGTTTCTCCCCGTCGTGGAGATTCGTGGTTGAACAAGATCCCGTTGCATGCATAGAGCTGATGGGCCTCACGATAGTTCTTGGTAATCCAGAATCCGTACAGTTTTGCCACACCATACGGAGAACGCGGATAAAAAGGAGTGGTCTCACTCTGAGGAACCTCCTGAACCTTGCCGTACAATTCAGACGTCGAAGCCTGGTAAAATCGCGTTTTTTCCCGGAACCCCGAAGACATGATCGTCTCCAGACACCTCAGAACTCCAAGACCATCGGTATTGGCACAATACTCCGGTTCATCAAAAGAAACCTTGACATGACTCATGGCTCCTAGATTATAAAACTCGATACGCTCGATCCCCTCTTTTCCATGACGCATCTCCAAATCCTGAAAGACCCGATGTAGACTCGTCTGATCCGTCAGCTCCCCATAACGCAAAAATAGTCGTGGATGATGGTACACATGATCAATCCTCCGGGTATTGATGCTCGAACTTCGCCGTATGATTCCCCAGACCTCATACCCCTTCTCCAGTAGAAATTCAGTCAGGTAGGATCCATCTTGCCCCGTGATCCCCGTTATGATTCCAATTTTGATCGTGTCCATTTCTTAAAAAAAAAAATCCAGTGAATAGATGATAGTTTCTCTACTTGTATATAAACCAAGATATTATTTAAATGAAAAATGATTTTGGGGAAAAAAAAAGAGAAGGGGTAAAACCGACGTGGACAATGATTCCGATACAGTGGCTCGACCGAAAAAAGACCACCGTGACTAAAATCTTTCATCTTTCTGATATTCATATTCGCTTGTACCAGCGTCTTCACGAGTATGAGGAAGTTTTTGAACATTTATATGATCTTCTTGCGGAAGAAAAGACTCAACTGGTTCACGGTCGAGACGAAGGCGTGGTGGTAGTAACCGGTGATCTTTTGCATAACAAGAATGAGCTTTCTCCGGAATGCATCGCTACAACTCAGAACTTTTTGCGCCGTTTGGTACAGTGTTTCCCCGTCCTTTTGATCGCCGGCAACCACGACGCCCTCCTGAATAACAAGAGTCGTATGGACAGTATCACGGCTATCTTAGGATCAGTGAAGACAGATGGGTTGTGGTATCTACGGGATTCAGGATTTTATGGGTACAGGAACCTGGTGTTTGGTGTGTCGAGCCTTTTGGATGGAGAGTTTATGGAAATCTCCCGATTGGATCCGTCAGAACGCCAGGAGGGACAGACGTTGGTCGCGTTGTATCACGGAGGCGTAGGTCGATTCTCGACCAATATGGGATTCTCCATGGAAGGTCATATTGGGGTTTCGCGATTCGATGGGTATGATCTGACACTACTCGGTGACATTCATCTGTATCAATACCTTAATGCCGATAAAACCATGGCCTACCCAGGCAGTCTGATTTCCCAGAATTTTACCGAGACCGATGAGAATCATGGATTTTTGGTGTGGACCGTAGCCACCCGTCAGTCTGCTCTTCAACTCGTCCCCAATCGGTATGCCTACTGCGATGCGTTCCAAGAAGACGAGCATCATCTCTTGTTTCGTGAACATCGGTACGATCTACGGGAAGAATCTGATCTGGCAATTCTGAGCGAAAAGGTTCCGGATCGAGGGCGGATGAATCTATGTGTCCTTCAGAAAGAAAGCACCGTCGCTCAGATCCGAATGAAGAGTCATCTTCAATCCTTGTTCCCTGATCTCCATATCCAAGAAAAAATACCCCTTCCCATCAAACCATCCACTACCACCACCACCACTACCACTACCACCACCATCCACGAGGAATCCTCGTCAGAACTTGATCCAACCCGGTTACTCGAAGAGTATCTAAGAACGGTCGAAGGCATGGGAGACGAAGAACGAGACACCTTAATGACTCAACTGATCGGATCCATGAGCCAGGAAGAAAAACAGACGACGAATCGGGTGAGCATGTCGGGATCCTCGTGGCAGATCTTGCGTTTGGAATTTAGTCACATGTTTGGATATGGGCCGGACAATGTCGTGGATTTCACTCAGATGCCTGCCCATGAGACTGTCGGTGTGTTTGGTGAAAACTCGGCCGGTAAGTCGTCCCTTATCGAAATTCTCTGTTTCCTTCTGTACGGCAAGATCACCCGCTACAAACATGGTGCCACAGTGCCTCGCGAAGTCATTCACTTCCACGAGACCCAATCTTCGGGTCGTCTCCTTTTTCGTGTTCACGGCACCATCATGGAGATCTATAAAACCATGACCCTTTCTATCAAGACCCAGAAAATACAGGTGGAAGAAAAACTCTACCGTCATTCCGAAACCGGAGACAAAGTGGATCTCAGTGAAGAACATCGGGGCAAGACTGATAAAATTATCGAGGGTCTGATTGGAAAGATGGACGAATTCCTCTTCACTACCGTCTTTCTTCAACAAAATGAAGAATCGTTTCGCGGCCTTTTGCCCTCCAAACGCAAAGAATTCCTGTTTAGCCTACTCAACCTTCAACGATTTGAATTGCTCTTTACCAAAACGAGTGAGGACGTGCGGTTCCTAAAACGCGATTGCGATCGAGAAGAAAAGGAATTGCGGTCACTGACCACACCCCACGATCTTTCGGTCCAACAACAGACCTGTCAGGATCGTCTGACGACTGTTCAAAAAAGCCTGGTGGAACAAAAGGCCATAATTCAAAAACTTCATCTCTCGTACAAAACCCTTCTCCAAGAGAAGAAGCCATTGGAAGAAACAACGTCCAAAGTACGGACAAAACAGGAGCGAGCCCGTGCTTTTCGTGACCTGGAACAGGAAAGCGATCAGATCGAAAAGGAATACGGGGAGCGGGAACAAAAGTGGTACCTCGCGTGGAGTCGTCTCTCATGGGAGGAGGAAGTGAGTACTACTACTACGGAGAGGGAACGAATGGAATCCCGACGGACCCAATTATGGACGTCTTTGGACGGTCTTTTTACTCAGCGTGTGACGGTTCAACAGATAGACGCTTCCACACGCAATCTCTTGCGTTCCTCTTGTCTTGACGGTTTGCCCCTTTCTCTCCAGGATCTTGTCCCCACAGAGAAACATTTGGAGCAGGACGGAGAGGATATCATTCAAGATTACCAGCGATGGAGAACAGAACGAACCAATCTTGACACCCGTGTAGCGTCTTCTTCGTCTCCTTCTTCCTTGGAAAGCCGTCGTGAACGACAACAGGAGCTACAAACGAAAAAAGAAGCCTGCTATTATCAGCTGAATGAACAGGCCTATGAATCCTCTCCATACGCGGGGTATTCACTCAAAAAACTTGTGCTCCTCCGCGCCAAGCTCGTCGCACCACCTGCCGAGGAATGGGAGGAACAAAAAGTCAAGGTGGCTCGCGTCCGGTCCGCGTGGAACGAAAATATTCTCCGACAACAGCAGTGGAAAGAAAAACTACAAACAACGCAGCACGTCCTGGAAGGCCTGCGCTTTCAGGACGACTGTGAGGCCTGTCGTACCAACAAGAAACAGGCCGACCTCGCCAAGGAGCCTCATCGCCAGATCCGACGGATCCAAAAGGCACAACAACAACTCTTGGCCTCCCTCTCCCTCCATTCCGAAGAGGAATGGACCCTGTATCAGTCACAACATGACGATCGGATGGAAAAGGAGAGATTGATTCAAGAAGTCGAAGGTCTTCTCTCGAACCGGCGTCTCCGCCTGGAAATTCAACAGCTGGACAAGGAATGGACCGAGCTTCAAAAACAGGAGGATCAAGAAAAGGATCAATCGCGTTGTTTAGCCCTTTACGACGAGGCGTGGGAACGACTTCATTCTTTTGAAATTTCGCGTCAACAAGCTTCCTTCCTCAATGAACACGTGGATCGTGAGATCAAAGACGTTCGAGATCAGATCCATGACCTCGATACGGCACTCTCCGCGCTCCACCAGTTTCACCTGCTCCGCGGTCAACGGGAGTCGATTGTTCATCGCCGAGAGGACATGGTGCGAGAACAAGAATTATTCGAACGTCAAGAAACAATTCGTGAAAAAAACATTCAAATTGATCAGGAACTGTTGATCCTGGAAACACAGACACGAGAAAAAGAAGAGACGACTCTTCAGCTGGCCCGAGAGGAAAGCCGGCTGCTCCAAGAATTACTTCATCTCAAAACTCGTCTTCAGGAACGCCTCCACAAGGAAACGGTCTTTACGCAACACAAGACCAGTTTGTTACAAAACCAGCGTTTGCTGTCGATTGTGGGACAAAATGGCTTTCCCATGTACTTACTGGATCGTTATGTACCCTATGTCGAGAAGGAAATCAATCGATTAACTCAACCCTTTCTTCGTGGCAAACAAGTGGTGTTTCGGAATGACAAGAAAAAAGAAGTCATGTCCATCTACCTCGGGATGCATCATCCCGGACAGAATTCCGAGACCGTGTTTATGGGGGGAATGGAAGGCTTCATCGTCGACGCGGCCTTGAAAATCATCTTTTCTCAGATGACTCTTCAACCACGCTGTGATTTGTTTATGATTGATGAGGGCATTTCTGTCATGGATAAAGAGACCATGGACCATCTGGACGAGTTTTTTCAGTTCCTCGATGGATTCTTTCCCCATGTGCTCATCATCTCCCATCTGCGTGAGGCTCGTGAATTCGTCTCTCACTCCATCCAGGTCACCAAGGACCCACAAACCGACCGCAGCAATCTTGTCTTTTCCATGTAAAAAATTTCTTCTTCCTTTGTAATAAGAAGAAATGTCCTCTACAGCTGTGGTCCTCCTTTGTCGGGAACCACATCCTGTCTGGCTTGATTTTCTTGACACATTTTCTCATTATGATGTTTATGTGATGATCGATTGGGATACATCTCCACCAACCTCCTATCCCTCACTCCAGTTCCTTTCGGTTCCAGACCAGGAGTGTGATGAGGCGGGATTCAAGAACCTTTGTTCTCCATGTATATGGAAAAAAAAAGACTATCCTTTGACCGCCTGGGACAAGGCGATGTATTATTTTTGCCGCCGTGTACCTCATCACGGCTACCAACACTTTTGGTTTGTCGAGGAGGACGTTTTTTTTCACAGCGAAGAAACACTGCGCAAGGTAGACACACAGTTCCCGGACAGTGATTTGTTGACACAGGAGTATCAAAGAGGAATCAATCAGGATGGCAAGAGAAAAGATTGGATGTGGAACCTGATTGTTCCAACGATCAAGGACATCGATCCACCCTATTATTCCACGATGATATGTGCCGCACGCATGTCTGATACGCTCTTGAAAAAAGTGGGAGAGTATGTTTGTCAACATCATGAAATGTTTTTTCTCGAGGCCTTTTTCCCGACGCTCGCTCATACTCATGGCTTGCGTCATGACGAACCTCCCGCCATGCATACGATCATCTACCGGCGTGAATGGCAGGATGGGGAATTGAGTGAAACAATGTCCTTCTACCATCCTATGAAGGACATCCTCCGTCATTCTCAACTGCGCCAACGACCTACAAAAGACGCCGTCTTTCTTCTCTGTCGTACACCACATCCGGTATGGCTTGACTTTTTGTCGACGTTTGTTCATTACCAGGTCTATATCCTGATCGATAACCCGGAATCAGAATCAGAAAACGATCGATATCCGAACCTACGATTTTTACAAATTCCAGATCATGCATGCAGTGACGCAGGATTTCATCATCTTTTATTTCAGAACATGCGAGATGCTCACAAGACGTTTCCAACGACCGCATGGGATAAGGCCATGTACTATGCTTGTGGTGATGGTTATGGTGACCACGAACGGATCTGGGTGCTAGAAGACGATGTGTTTCTTTATGAAGAAGAAACTCTTCGATCGATCGACCGGCGATTCCCAGAAGAGGATCTTCTTACCCGGTCCTTGACCGGTGCCGGAGGAATCAATCCCGACGGTCAACGAAACGATTGGTTTTGGAAACAACTGGTTCCCCAGATGAAAGGGTTTGACCCTCCTTTCTACTCCACCATGGTATGTGCCATGCGCGTCTCCACACGGTACTTGGAGGCGGTGAGAGACTATGTGGAGCAGCATGGTACCCTATTTTTTCTCGAGGCCTTTTTTCCCACACTGGGAAGAAAGAGAAATGTAGTATATGGTTTTCCGTGGGAGTTGGACAGCATCGTCTTTCGTAGAGAATGGAAAACGTGTGAGATCCAAACCACCTCGTTATATCATCCGATCAAAGACATTCTTCACCACGCGGAACTACGCGGTAGATGTACCGTCAACATCGAGGGTGACGATTCTGTAGATAACGGCCATAGGAAAAAATCTGACGAAGACCTATCTGTTGAATCGAATCAAGTTTAGGAAAGACTGTTTCCAATAGCCGGACCATATCGTGTTTTTTCTTGAGACACGCGTGAAGATAGACCTGTTGATACACATAATCCCAGGCCACCTCGGGTTCAGGAGATTGAAGGATGGACTCGATTTCTTCCTGAAAGACCGAGACAGAGTCGTTTTCGATCATAACCTTGAGACGACGAATCATAAAATCCTGACGAGAGGCTGGAGTGGAGAACACAACACCAAGTCGACTCATGCGCTCACTTTCTTATTTTTTAAGGGAATAAAAAATAAAAAACTCAGGGTATTTCCAGTCGACAAAAGGGACAGCGGGGACGGATGTGGAGAACACAATCCAGACAGAGTTCATGACGAAAGTCATTCTTGTGAAGGTTGATCAGCGGTCGCTCTTCCAGACAAAGAGGACAGACATCGGTACGACGGGGATGGAAACGATAAAGAAGCTCCCGTCGAAAAGGAAGTGCCTGAGGAGGCATGTAAAAGAGGATCTCACATAATTTCTTTCCCCGCAAGAACAAGACACACGGATAATAATCCGTCACCACCTCGTCAACGGAATCCATGTCATAAATGATCATGTATCTCGATGTAACCTGTCCCGGCGTTACCCGGTCCACGTCGTCCGTACCACCCTCAAAATAAAAATGAAACACCGCCGAAATCATATCCATATTGGACCTGGGATTCTTCATGAGCATTGTGATGGAATTCATTTCTTGACATTGAATATCATGCTCCACAATGTCCAATAACACAATCGGTAGATAGTACATGGGACACGCAATCTCATACATTTCATAATTAATCATAAGATACAAAATCATCTCTTCAATAGAATGAATCAATGGCTCGAGGCTTTCTTCTGTATTCCCCAGAGTTTTTTTTTTCATTTAAAAAAAAAAATCCAATTTCTATCCTTTTTTTTTAAAGATAAATATTTATTTACTTGTCTTGACTTGAAATAGAATGCCGACTCAAGACCTATTTTATCCTTCGTCCAAAGTCATCTTTGGATGGTCGGCAAAGGCAGGATGTACCGTGGTGTTGAAAATGTTTTTGGATCATTGTGGTTTAATAGAAAGAGCGCTTCGGTATAGTGGATGGGTACATGATTATCGTACACACCATCTTCAAAAGATTTCTTATCAAGTCCCTTTTTCCACTCGTCGACGAATTCGGATCAAATTTGTTCGCAATCCGTATGCACGAGCGGTCAGCAGCTATTTTCAAATTTGTCGAAATGCTCATCTTTACCAACGATCTTTCACTTTCCCTCTCACGTTTGAATCCTTTCTTCAACAACTCTCCCTTGATTCTTTTCTTCAAGAAATTCATGTGGCCCGTCAGTATCAACTCTTTGAATCCTACCACGAGGTTGTCAAAATCGAGAACCTCGTTCAAGAAATCACTCGTATCAATACACAGTACCATCTGCAACTCAATCCCCACTTTTCTAGTGGGCATCATATTGTTCGGAATACGAACATGTCGATGCACTATGTCGGTAACCAACCTTTTTCTCCGGGTGAAATGTCACAGGTTCCTCCGTACGCTTATTTTTACCTGGATCATCTAGAAAATCGATCCTTGGTCGAAAAAATATACAAGGAGGACCTGGATCATTACGGATATTCTTATGATGAATTCCTCTCGCAGAACTCTTAAAATTTATATTGTCTTCTTGTAGTAGTAAAAGGAAGAGGATGAAACTGTTTCACCGGGTGTCCAATGATCCGGTCATTCTTCATCCTAAACTTGTTTTCATTCAGATTCCAAAAACAGGAAGCACGTCGTTGTACCAAGAAATGATTCGATTGGGCTTGACGGTTCGAGTTGGTTGTTTTCGACATGAAGGTATAGGTTATTTACAGGCCTTTGTGCGAAATACCAGTCAACCCATCTATGCCGTCGTTCGAAACCCTTTTTCTCACGTGTTGAGTTATTTTTTCCACCAACTTCGACTTGGTGAAATCACCCTTGATCCTTCTCAATCCATTCAACAAGAATTCAGAGACTACTGTCGACGAACCGTTCCCACCAACGTTCATGTCCGACAGTGCGCTTTCCTTCACACCAACGATTCGGCCATCCGAGATCGTATTTATTATTTCAAAATGGAAGACGGAATTGACAATATTGTTCAATACCTTAATACGCATCATCACCTCACCATGGAGACACGCCATGAGAACAAAAACTTGATTCAAGGCTATAATCTATCCCCCCAGTTTCTTCGTGACATGTACGACAAGGATACGGAATCATGGGTTCGTACCCATCTCGCCACTGAATTTTCCATGTTTCATTACTCCTCTTATCTTCATGACATTGGAAAACCATCCGTTCTTCCCCTAGGTCCCCATCCCTATGGAAGGGATCGTACTACCACCTTCACTCTTCGTCCTCATTCTCGTTGTCATGAACGAGTACGAAATTCCTTTGGTAAATCATAGAAAACGAACGGCTTCTTACTTTGTGGTGGTAATGATATTGTTTTTTTTTTTGGCTTCGCCTAGAGATTAGAGAGTATCAAAAGAGACCAAGTCTTCGAGATTCATTGAATCCGAGACGGAGGTCGCGGAGGTTTCTAGGAGCAGATTCTGTGGAGCAGTGTCTTGGTGAACCGTAGTTTCAGGGAACTCGCCCAGGTTCTTCATATTCTTGATCTCGTCGGGCATGTACTTGTGAATGATATCAATTTTATCCTCTTCAAAATCCCGAAGACCACAGAGGACAATATCGTTTAGAGTGATCCACACCCTTTTTCTCATCTTTCCACGGATCTTGCCAATGCGCACCGTGTTGTCAAAACACGCACACTCAAAACGCCCATCGCCCATGACCTTGGTCACCTGTGCATACTCCTGCCCATCCTCTTTGAAAACCAGCTCGCGATGAAACGTGCCTCCACCTCCTTTGGCTTTCTTGTGGCCTTTGCCACCTTTGGTATTTTTTCCTGGCATTTTGTCTGTATTTTCACAAGAGAAAAAAAATATCGTGGTCAGTAAACGTCTTGTTTTTTTTTTTCTTTCACACCAAAATCATTTTGTTTGTGAATGATATTTAGGGAATTGAAGCCCTATAGAAAAAAAAGAAAGAGAGGATGAAAATTGGAGTTGTCGTCACCTGTGAGGCCACTCATCACAAAGCATTGACTCATCTTCTGACACAGTATCAAAAACAGACGAGGAAACCGGATCAGGTGGTGGTGGATTGTTGGTGTGCGGTGGGTATGGAGATGGGTGTGATAGGACAAGAGGTGTCGTTTCCAGTGGAGCTTCGCTCACGAAATACCAAACCAGCGAAGGAGGGTTTGGAACAAGCCTTTCCTTCGCTTTTCACGGACACGGAGGTGGTTGTTTTTCATTCAATGGATGTGGACGGTGAGCTGACGGTCTCTCCCCATCGTCTGGAATGGATCGAGAAAGCCTTTTTGAACAATAGTGAGGTGGAGGTGGTGGTTCATGACACGCTGGTGGATTGGGAGGGAGAAGAGGAAAGTGTGATGGTCGTACCCAAGGAGCTTTCCTTCTTGCCCGAAACACCGTTCGCACGTCCCCAGGTGGCGTGCCGGTACGGGTTGGCCAGGGAGTTATTTGATGGTACGACGACGCCTTTTCTCTCAAAAACGATTCAGTACGCGACGCCCATGTGTCGCGTACTGGAGGGGTACAAAATTGTGCTCAACATGATTGTCAAGAACGAGTCGGCCATTATTGAGCGTTGTTTGGAGGCGGTCAAGTGGGTGGACGGATTGGTGATTTGTGACACGGGATCCACGGATAATACGGTGGAGAAGATTGAGACATGGCGAGTGAACCATGGGAAGAAGGGGGCGGTGATTCAGACGGAATGGAAGAATTTCGGGCATAATCGTACGGAGGCGTTGGAAAAGGGAAGGGAGGTATGCAAGGCATTTTGGCGACTGGATCATGTTTATTTATTGTTAATTGATGCGGACATGATATTTCAGGGAGAGAGTCTTCGCAAGATCGTGTCCACCGCACAGGTGTGGGATGTTCGTCAACAAAATGCAGCCATTATTTACAACAATCTGCGAGTGGTAAGGGCCGACCTGGATATTGTGTGTGTCTGTCCGACCCACGAGTATTATGATATTCGGACGCCGGACGTGAAGCGAGGGACGTATGAGGACGTGGTGATTCAGGATGTGGGGGATGGAGGTGCCAAGGCCGACAAGTACTCGAGAGATATCCGTCTTTTGACCGAAGCGCTAGAGACAGAGCCGCGCAATCCCCGGTATTGGTTTTACCTGGCCAATTCCTACCGAGACACCCATCATTACGAAAAAGCTGTGGAATGTTACGGAAAGCGTATCGAGATTGGAGGATGGATTGAAGAGGTCTACTGCGCCATGCTATACAAGGGAGATACCCATATCCTCCTCTGTCAACCCAAGGAGGCGGTGTCAGTATGGCTCGACGCGTATCAGCATGACCCTACACGATCCGAGGCCTTGGGACGACTGGCAACCCACTACCGCACGGTGGGACAACACCAGCTGGCCATGCTCTTTACCCATAAGGGACTGACCATCCCGTTTCCCAAGCACCGTGTCTTATTTATCGAAAAGCCAATCTACGACTACAAGTTGTGGTACGAGCTCTCCATCTCGGCTTATTACACGGGAGACAAGGATATGGGAAAGAAGGCGTGTGAAAAGATTATCAGCATCCCCACCACGCCCGAATTTATCAAGGAATCGACCAAGAAAAACTACCTCTTTTATGTCTGATCTAAAAACACATGGGAGAAAAAAAAAAAGAAAGAAAAGAAGAAAGAAGCAGATGAAGTGGTGGTCATTGGGTGTGTTAGGTTCAACCGTGGCGGTAAGAACGGTCATTATTGGGGATTCCATGTTTTGGAGTGGGCTGCCTTTTCTGGGAGGAAGTCCAAGTCCATTATCAAAGTGGTTGGAGACATGGGCGGGACATTCGATCGAGAATCATGCATTGGTGGGTGCTTCGTTGGAGGAGGGATGGGTGAAGAGTATTCAGAAACAGTACGAGGATCTAAATAAAGTTCCGACCATTACCACTCTGATTATGGATGGGGGAGGGAACGATGTCATGAGTCATCGTCAGGATTGTGAGTTATGGAACTCGGCGTGTCAGCAAGTGGTGGATCATTCGATATCGATTGCGAGTTCGATCCTGGAAAAGGCCCACGAGGATGGGATTCTCCAGGTTTTGTACCTTGGATTTTATTATATCAAGGGACTAGAAAAAGCGGCGGATGATGCGGATCGTAAGATGAGAGAAATGTGTGAACGGGCCATGGTGCCCTGTTATTTTGTGGATCCTCGGTATAATGCAACCAGCGGGCAAGGACTTCCAACACCCGAGATGCTGGGAAGTGATGGAATTCATCCCAAGCCCGAGGGGTACAAGATCCTGGCGCAAATGATATGGGACGAGGCCATGAAACACTCTATTTTATTGAGATAATCTACTTTTTCTGAGGAGGAGGAAAAAAGAGAGGCTTGTTTAGGAAACAAAGGTCGAGTGATTCTTGACGAGACGAGAATTCGAGGTATTCGGACCAGGATTGGTGGAGATCGGGGGGAAGTGAATTGACCGTTCCGAACAGGTGGTCGGCGAGAGGCAGCGTGACGTTATAATTCTTTTTTTCGTCCTTCTTGTAGTAATGATGACCGATATGATGGAAAATGAGCGTACGGAACCAAGGAACACGAAGCCACCATGTACCCGGTAATCCAAGCCAGGCACATGTTTTCTGACGATGGAGGAAAGGATGAATCGTGTTCCAGGTGAGGATACAGTAGGCGGCGATCACTCCAATCATGCCCAGCAAGAGAAGTGAGGAGATCGTTCGTGGATAAAAAAGATGAACACCCAGCCATACCAAACCTCCGCCCAGGAGGAACAAGACGAGCGTAGAAGCATGAAGACAAAGGTTCATCTCCTTGTCGTCGCGAAGGAGGTCTTGATGTTCCGAACATTTCTGATTCAGGTCCATACACTGATTGTCCGGCATCATGGTTCGATGATGGGCCATGTGGTGTTTTCCCATCGTGTGAAGAAAGGGAAGAGGAATGATTTTGTGCATCAGAAATCGATGCGTCAGATTTTCCAATAACGAAAACATGACCACTAAAAGGAAAAATACCATCCCATAATCCCAGAGTCCCGCAGCTTTTTTTGAAAAGGTCATTCTTTCTTTCTACCTAATTTTATTTCGTTCAAATAAAATATAAAAATAAAAATGACCTGCTGTTTTACTTGTGACCAATGTCGACAAGAAAAAACCATGCTGAAAAAACGGTGTCAAAACGGTTGGGATCGTTGTGGATTCTTATGTCAGGACTGTTGGGTCCTAGTCCATCAACGTCTCTCACAGTTGTTGTTTACGCGAGCAAAGAGGATCCATGTCTGATGATGATTCGAACGAACTTGTTTATTTATGTAAGAAAAGACTATCCTATAAAAAAAAAAGAATGCCGATTTTTGGAATTCTCATGGGTTCACTATACCTTGTAGTTATGGCCGGCGTTTTTTATTGTGAGGAGGAGGAGGAGGA